AAGCTCGTCGTTCCGCGCTTCGAGCTTGGCAAGCCACGGTTCGAGATGTGTTGGCCCGTACAGGAATGGCGTCTGCAGCAGGTCACTCTCCGGTGGTATGTCAACCTGTATGCCCCTGCCTTTGGCAACGCCTATCCAGAACTCGCAGGAAGGACGCTGCTTGGCATACTCTTGACCCACGGGATTGTCCTGCGCCATGTCCACACCGTACAGCGCGATACGCTTGTAGCCGTAGGCGACGGCCAGCGCGATGAGCCAAGAAATCGTGTTGGTGAAGTAGTTAGCGCCGGAATTGGTGTAGCCATCAGTCGCCATGTGAAGCACCTGCTCCAATGGGTAGCGCACACTGTTCGGAATCTCAGGATGCTGCCACCACATGAACACAGGAAACTTCTGCTTCGCCAGCCATGCCTTGTGATTCGGGTCACGCGCCGTAGGAGGCTCAAGCCCGTGCAGTTGAAACCACGCCGTAGCCCGAGCCTCCAGTTGCGGCATTTCCATGTACAGCTCGTTGATGGGCCATATATCCCAGCCGCCTTCGTCCAAAGGAGCCTTGTCCCTCGAAGAAGGTGCAAAGCCTAGGATGATGACCCTATCGTTTACCTTGCCTATCGGCTCGATGCCGAACTCGTTGATAGCCATGGGAAAACAGACACCCCCATTTGTCGTGTTTGGTCGGTCTTGCGGAATTCCCCCAGAGAGGTGGAACTAGGTGGTTGAGCCGAACACCACGCTACGGTTGTTTGTGACGACCCACTGTGTGCTGCCCGTGCCAATCGCGGAGAAGTACGAGTTTGTCACGTGCATGATTGCGGCCTGTTTGACGCCAGCCGTGCTGAGGAACTGCCCCACGCCTGTAAGCAGATATACCTTATAGGCATTGTTGGCAGTGGAGTCACCCTGTATGGCTGCGCGAACAACCGTAACCTGCCTGCCCGCCACAGGATTGCCCAGGTTGTAGTAGCACTTGCCCGTGGTGCGGGTAATCAGAGTTACGCCGTAGCCCGCAACGCCGCCTGCCGCGCCGCCCGTGGTGGCCTGCGTTGCGACGGAATGGTTCAGGCCGCTGGAAAGCGTGAGGCCCTTAGCTACCGAAGCCGCGCTGGAGCAGGTGAGCAGGTTTGTGACTGTGGCTTTGCTACTTGCGGTGAGTAGATTGTTGACTGTCGCTTTGCTGGAAGCTGTGAGCAACAGCCCAACGGTTGCCTTCGAGCTGGCTGTCAGCAACGCCGTTGCAGTCAGCTTGGAAGACGCAGTGGCCTCCAGCGTGAAGGTGGCTTTCGAGGATGCGGTGAGCAGGTTGGTGGCGGTTATCTTGGAAGAGCTGGTTATGGTGCCTCCTGTTACGGACAGCACACCAGCCGACAGCGTACCCGTGATGGCCGCAGACGAAGCCGTGATTCCCTTGGTGATGGCCGCCTTCGAGGTTGCCGCTATGCCGTAGTTGGCCTTGATGTCGCTTGTACCTTCGATGTTGCCAACGACGTAGATTGGCTGGAATACCTTCTTAACACCCATATTTATGCGCCCCCTTAGGCGACGCAGCCATGGAAGAAGGCTCCGCAGGTAGGACTGACTATCTTGAAGTCATACGCCATTTCACCCTCGATGCGGTCGGAAGCGATCTGCTCAAGCCTGTATCTCTTGATGCGGTTTGCTCCAAGGCCAGCGCCGTTCAAGCCTGTCCAGGTGAAGCAGTAGCCGCCGGACGGCTGCAGCAGGCCAGGGTTCGGGGGAGCGTACACGAGCAGCGCGTCCTTCGAGGTGTTGACGAACGCATACGAAGCGGTAGCGCCTTCCTTCGCGCTGTTCTTGACAGCCCACGCGACATAGAACCTCTCCACGTCAAACAGTCCTGCAAGCAGGTCTTCGGTGACTACGCCGCGCTGCGTGTACTTGATGCGCTCCAGGATGTCGGGGTGGTTCTTCAGGTGCTCGTACACTTCAGGGCCTACAACCATGATGTTGGGCTTGTAGCCGGTGTTCTTGATTATCGCGATTTGCTCTGCGGCAACATCCTCAATCGGTGTGCCTGCGGCAGTGTCCCAGTCGCCAGGAGCAATGTCAGCGCCCGTTGTGGAGCCTGTCCAGACGGAGGTCGCGAAGAACGTCGCAGCCCAGTCAATCTCTCGCTTGAGCAAGAGCTGCTGCGTGACGTACTCTGTGGCATCCCTGTCCAGATTGATGGGAGCATCCGCATTGGCTCTGGTCTGGTCATCTACATCCTTGTGGAAGCCGATAACGTCGCAGGAATAGGAAGCGGTTCCAATCCCGAATCCGCTGCCAGCAGTCTCCGAACCGGGTGCGCGTGGCTGTGCCTCACTTGTGAACCAGTAGGCTTGCGTATACGTGAAGTATTTGTCGGACTGCTTCGGAACCGGCACCACGGGGAAGACCTTGGTCGCTATGAACCTATCCTGCTTCTGGATGAACGCCGTGGATATGTTGGTTAGGGGACGGTCAACATGCACGTCCCCATAGGACGGTTGGGCCAAAGGTGGTCCCTCCTTGTCAGGAGAGCTCACACCCCCAGAATTGTGGCTATGCTTGCCCCCATAATGGAACCAATTGGCCCAGACGGGCCTGCTGGGGGGACAGGCTTTCGGCGGCCATTCCTAGTCTGGGCCAAGCCGAAAAGCGTGGTCAGAAGCTGAATTCAGCGCCTAACACATTGGGCTTAGAGTGAAGGTGAATCTCGGTACGGTAGGGCGGAACGTGGGAATCGAAGCGGGTAAGTGAAGCGGTGGTGTTTACGTGTCGGTCTTGATATGCTGTAGCACGCAGGAAATCGGCGCACCTGTGGATGTGCAGGTTTCCAGCACAGGCCCAAACAGCGGCGTATTGGCTACAGCAGCGGTGGACGACTTGGCGAAGCCCAGCGAGGTGAACCATACGAGGTCGCCGAAGGTAATCGTGGTCGTTGCGCCGAGAATCTTGCTGACAGCGCCGGAGCCGATGGGCCATACCGTAGCCGCCTGCCCACTGCCCGGCTTGTTCTGCAGAATGCCGAGTATCTTGTTGCCCAGCGAGCTGTTTGGCAGCCTGATGTAGCCCGCCGTCGATTCATCTAGGCCGACGGCGCGGAACTGGTAGCCCGCCCATGCAGTGCTTGCGGGAACCTTCAGTGTGCCAATAACCGTATACGGAGGTATCTGGTAAGCCATTACTACTTCACCCCCTGTCGCTTCTCAGTGTTGTATTGAGCGTAGAGGTCGGGATTGTCTTTCAGCGCGAGGTCATACGCCTGCTCGAAGGTGGGGGCCTTCTTCTCGGCGTGATACCGCTTGGCGATTTCCTCAAGCCTTGCCTCTGCCGAGTTCGGCACAGGCCCACTCTTGCCGATTGCCTGGAGCAGCACATTGTTCGTCTTCAGCGTCTCGTTCGCGGCGGTAAGCGCCGTTTCGATTGCAGCGTAGTGCTCGGGAGCCTTCTCGGAAAGCGCCTTCAGCACCTTGCCGAAGTCTTCAGACTTCAGGTTCGGTATGTCGGTGAGCTTCTCAGCCTTCGCGATGTACTCCTTCTCAATGCGCTGGTCACGTTCGGCCTTGGCAACCTTCTCGGCTTCCTCGGCACGAGTCTTCTGTGCTTCGAACTGCTTGCGAACCTCGGGATTGACACCCTTCCAGATGTCCTCGGGTTCTGGCTTCAGTGACTTCTTGACTTCCGCAAGCTCGCCCTCAAGTTTGGCGACTTTCTCGTTGGCTTCTTTCAAAGCAGCCTCGGAGTCCGTTACCTTCTTTTGCAGGGCCTTGATTTCCTCTTCGGTCATTCGGTTCTCATCCTCCTTGCTAGGAGAGTCTCGTTTCTCTGTGCCTGTCTCAATGCCAGCCTCTCGCGCAGCCGCTTCCAGCTTGGCCTTCGCCTTTGCTTTCAGCTCTGCGGAGATGTTGGTTTGCGGCAGGCGGGACAGCGCGTTGCGCAGGTGTGGCAGGTCAACCTTGCCGCTGCCGTCCTTGTATGGCAGGTGTCTCAAACCGCGAGGCACCGTCCTACCTGTTTCATCCTTCGTGCCGCCTGGTTCTATCACGGCGAAGCTGCTGTCGGGCAGGTCATTTATTTGAGCGGCACTCCAGAGCGCTTTGTTAATGTCGTCCGTGTCGGCGCGTTTGACTATCAGCCAGATACGCTTGTTTGCGGCACGGTCTACGCCAGCTACGGTGGGGATGTCCATTTCGACCATTTCTTTCTCAATCAGGGTTTCGGGCATGTTCTCACCACCTTTCGGGCAGTGCCTTCCATGCTGAGGCCGGTTCTTTCACCGGCCACTATCTTGGCGAAGTGCTCGGGGTGCCACACGACGCCAAGCAGCCATGAGCCTTTCTTAACCTTCTGCCCGTCAATCTCCATGTCTGCGCGGACGATGTAGTTCTCAACAATGTCTCCAATGCTGTCGTCGTCTGCCGTGTTGACGTGCATGTCGTTGAGGCCGCTCTTTTGTATCTCGTCCCATAGCGCGGTGATGTCTATTTCAATCGCTTCGCCAGTGTTCGCAGACTTCACAAGCTCCTCAACCAGTTCCGCCGCCATCTTGCGGGCCTTGCCCTTGCCCTGCAGAGTGCGCGTGAAACTCCAGCAGGCTTTCTCAATGGTACCTGCGCTGGCCCAGTCGCCCTGTGAATCCAGAGTCTCGGGCTCGTACACAACGCCCAAAGTGAACCTCTGAGTATCGTCACGCTTCAGAATCCTGCTTGTCAGTTCAACAGCTTCCGTGTCCATGTCTGCCCCCTTTCGCACTACGCCGTTAGCCCGCCGTATGGCCTTGGGAGCACAGGTTTCGTCCGTGCCGCCCTCTTTCAGGCATCTATCTAAAACGCTGTTAGCAACCGCTACCCACTGCCGCTTCTTATCGTCAGTGAGGCCGT